TCAGCGTGCCAGCTTATCGTTAAGCATCAGCACCTGTTCGCCATTCATTTCTTCAATCCACGCACCGTAGACTTCATAAACCATTTGCGCGTTTTCATGCCCCATCTGGCTGGCTATGAAAGACGGGTTAGCGCCGGCAGATAACAGCCAGCAGGCAAAAGTATGCCGCGTATGGTACGGATTCCGGCGACGAATACCAGCACGTTTTACAGCTGCGTTGAATCTCGCACCTATGCTCGATAAAGAGTAGTAGGCTTTCTGTTCTCCCTTGCGCATCCGGGGTATGAAAACGAATCGCAGACTTTGATGTTCCACTGCGCCATACTCGCGATGATTAAAGACAATTTCGGTTTTAGGCTGCAGCGCCGTCAGCTTGCGCTGTGCTTTCAAGGCCTCTAGTGCTGGCTCTAATAGCGTGATAACTCGATCACCTGCATTGGTTTTTGGTGGGACGAACATTCCTAGCGCATTAAGGTTGCGCTGTATATGAGCCGTACCTTTTTCCCAGTCGATATCTTCCCAGGCAAGAGCTGCAAGCTCTCCATGACGGACACCAGTATAAACTGCGAACGTCCACATATTGAGGCTTTGGCCACGCTCGGATTCGGCAAGCAAACTAAACTCCTGCTTCGTTAAAGGATCCGGTTTTACTTTCCCTTTATGTAGTTTCTTGATCCCTTCAAAGGGTTTGCCACTGATAAAGCCAGATTTGTGTGCAAACCGAAGAAGCGAGCAAAGAAGCGATATATAGTTGTTCACGGTACGCACAGTGCGCCCCTGTTTGTTACTTCTGGGATTTGCCAGGTAAAGTGTCTCACCGTTCAACAGCTCCTTTCTGTATTTAAGAATGTCGCTGTGGCGTATAGTTGAAACAGGCGTATCTCCGTTAATGATGTGCATTAACGTACCGAGTTGTGAGCGAGTCTTACGCATGGTATTCGCGCTAATTTCGGTTTCTTTAATGCTCGTCCATAGTTCACACAGTTCTGAAAAGGTTTGAACTGAAACAGTGGTTACGGTTTTTTTTGCTCTGGTCGATGAAGGAAAGCGCTGGTGGTAATCAAACTCTCCAAGGTTGATCTCACTAACGATCACAGCCCGAAGATTCCCGGCTTTTTTGATGTTCGCCGGGGTGTTAATCCAACCTTTGAGAATTTCGCGGCAACGCTTTCCCCGGTACATAAACCAGATACAAATCTTATTGTTTCTGATTTCGACACCTGTAGGCAAAGCTGCCATCTTACGCATCCCTTATTAACTGATTAATTCTCGGATAGTTGTACCAGGTTGTGCCACGCAAGGTTTTTTCTCCAGATGGGGATACCCGTTTAAAATGGACACCTTCCACCCAACAGCCCTGACGATACTTCTCTATCTGTCGTTCGGTCAGGCCTGTTTTTTCTGTGAGCCTTGCACCAACAACCCATTCTTCGTTAAAAATTACCTGCGACATGGTTCACCTCAGGTAACCGGCATGAGTATAGATATGCCGGTCTGTAGTCGTTGATATTTCAGTTTCAGTTTGCCTGGCCGGGCAGGGAACGCAGTCGGCGCATGCCGGTCATTGCTGTGGCCACGTAGCTTGCCTTGCAGTTGACCACTTCAACCCAGACCTTCACGCCTTCCACTCTCACCGTATAGGTCTCTTTCATCTTGCTGCGCCCATAGTCGCCGTATCTTTGCTGGTGGGCTGCGAGTGCGATTTCACATGCCTGGCGAGCCAAAGGGGATTGCTTACTGCCTCGATTAATCAGTCGCATTTCTTCTCCTTGAGGGAGGGTTTCCCCTCCCGATCTCGTTAGTCCACGTATTCCGGTTTCATATCCGCCAGGGTGATGCTGAACTGACCATGCAGTTCGTCGCCCAGATGGCGTTTCGACGATGCAAGAACGCGCTCTACTTCTGCGAACCGCGCAGCTGCATCGGGCTCATCTGAAGGTGGCAAGGAGTTGATGGCTGCTTCGACTTTGTTCCGTGCATCAACCAGGTAATAACGCTTCACGGCCTTGTTTTTCAGCTCAGTGAACAGGGCAGAACCCAGCGTTGCTTTCACGGTTTCAATATCTGCGCGTAGAGCTTTAGCGCTATCCACATCCTGAGCCGCCTCGATGCGATCACGGAAATCATCAGCAAGTGCATCGATGTTTTGAGCTGATTCCTGAGCCGTTTGAGTCGTAGTGACGTTGTCACCTGAAATGTCTACAAGGCTAACGTGCTGCGCCGGTGCTGGGTTTACCTCTCGTTCTTCACGGCGATCATCCAGTTCATCCGGGGTGTAGACGCCCAGAATCACATCCGGGCAGAACAGTCTCGCCCAGCGTTTGACGGCCAGGTACGCCAGCTGCTGGCGGGGGTCGTCAGCCCAAAGGGTAGAGTTTCGGGTACGGGCCTGAGCCAGCAGCAAATCGAGTTCTCTTGGCTGATCTTCGCCTTTAAGCGTTGCGCGGATAATGATGCCGATCCCGGCTTCGTCAGCCAGGGTCCAGCCCGGGACGCGGTACTCGCCTTTGTCGCCTTTACGGATGTGGAATTTTCCAACTACCTTTTCCCATGGCCCATACCATTCATATTCAAAGCGGCTTGCCAGCACGCCGCTGCGTGAAATGACGGCATTAACCAGCTGCGCTTCATAACCAAGCACTCCGTTAATCAGGTGCGTCTTCTGCGCCACGGCAAAGGGATTCATCTGCCACTGTGCCGCTTGCATCGCTACAGCCATGCAGTCGGCCTGATTACCCTGCAGGTGTTTAGGAACTGTGGCAGTACCTTGCGCCATGATCTGCGCGAATGTGCTGATGGCATTCAGATACTGGGAATCGAACAGAGCCACGTTGGAGTTAATAACGGTGTTCTGGTCAGCAACGGTAACGTTTGTGTTATGCATAAATCCCCCTTAAGCCTGAGCGCGCAGCGCTTCGAGGCGGCGCAGGTCGAAATCGTTCAGTTCATCTGTGTAATCGGTAGTGATCGGTGCTGGCCACTCGCCCGTATCGAAGCCTGTGGCGATGGCGCGCATCGTTTTGCGGTACTCGAGCATGCCCAGTTCCAGTAGTTCGGTGGATGCCTCGATGATGGCGATCCAGTGGTAGTTCTCGTCTTTGTTGACGAAAATCCAGAAGAACTGGTCCAGCGCCGCGGTCTCGCAATACATAGCCGCACTGAGGTGGTAGTCCCGGTCAATGATTTCCCGGTGCAGCCTGGCGCGTAGGCTTTCTTGCTTCACGTTCCACATGCTGATGGTTTTCAGGTCCGCACCGATGCGCACGCCGTCCAGTTCAATTTCAAGGTCCGGACGTACACGCACTTCCAATCCGGTTTCGTCGTCAAAGCCGAAGTAACTCACTTCAACGGCGCGGCTTGGATGTGTCAGCAGCATGCCCGCGGTCGGGTGCGCCAGTAGTGCGGACTGAATTGCTCGCGCGGTGGCCAACTGCTGGCGGGTAACCAAAATCTTTTCGCCAGGGTTGTCGCGCCAGGCATCCAGCAGCTCGTCTGCGAACACGGCATCGGGCTTAACCGACTTAACTGCCTGGATCATGTCTGCCTTGGTGCCGGACACTTTCAGCGGCGTCGGTTTCTGCGCTTCCTGTGCGACCAGATCAGGATTGATGATCGCTAATTGCTCGAGTAGCGCATCACGGCTGCCGCTGGTTTTAACCGGCGTCTGCAGAGTGGCGTTGTACTCTTTAATGCATGCCTTCATTGCCGTTGCTGTCTGCTTCTGGCCTTCTTCAATACGCTGGTACTCAGCAGGGAGAGCCATATAGCTTTGAGCCGTTTCTTCCAGACTGGCGCCAAGCGGCACTGGAGCGGGAAGGGACGCGTTATGTTCTTCAAGTAACACTTTAATCTCGTCAGCGCTTAGCAGCGCCGGCAGGCTGGCGTTGTACGCTTCGATGAACTCGCGCAGAGTTGCGGTGGTGGTGAAAGCACCCTCTGGGATCTCAGGTTCTACGCTGAATTCTGCTTCCAGGTTTTCCGGCTGCAGTGCAAGGGCGTGCACCAGATTTCCCATGTCCAGCACTTTGGATGCTGTGCGCGGGATAGTTTTAGCCACATGGCGCGCGTTGAAGTACATCAGGCTGACGCGGGCATCTTTCACCTGGGTTGAGCTAATGCCGTTCGCTGCGTGATAAACGTCATTCGGTAGGCCTTCGTATCGGCCAGGTTCGAAGTCTGCAGGGAACTCCACTTCTGGGTTCGATTCCTGAACGTCAATTGTTGTTTCCTGCAACTGGTCTGCTTCTACGGAATCTGTCTGCGAACTAGCTGCATCAGTGCTTTCGCCCGGTGGTACCGAACCAACATATTCGTCTTTCTCTGGCTTAGCCGTTTCCATCTGCACATCGCTGGTTGTCTCCGCTGTGTTTTCCGTTTTTTCGACTTCATTTGAGGGGATATCGATGACCGGGGCGGTATTTCCAACCATCAGACCATCGATGGAGAACACGCCGCTGCCGAGATTTTCAACCTGCGGTTGCTCAGCTGGGGCTTCAGTCTCAACTACAGGAGTAGGCATCGGCAGTAATTCCACAGCAGAGTTAAATTCAGCCGTCATGGTTTTATTCACAAACTCAAGATGAGCCGCTGGCGTGTGGTGGATGTTTTCTGGCGCGATGCGGATCAGGTTGAAGATTGCCGCACGGTTCACCGCTAGTATGCCGGGCTGATTACGCAGGATGGTGCTCCATGATTTCCATGGTTCTTCTTTCTTCGCCACGATTTCTTTGGCACGTCGTAACACGCTCGAAGGAATTTCGAAGTGGTGGAAGTCCATAGGCAGTAGGGCGCATGCGATCTCAAGATCGAGGGTGTCCAGAGTGTGATGCGCGCCTTCGCCGCGATCCGTTACGTAGCTACCGTCTGCATTGGTCCCAGAGTCAGTGCGCTGAACATTACTGATGCGATTACCGGTACCCCATTCGCGAACGAGACTGCCGCGATCGATATAATCAGTCGCCGCCCAGATTCTGGTGAAACGGAGAACCAAAGCGAGTTCGTGACGCTTATCCTGGCTGAACACCTTGCGAATGGCGTCGGTATAGCGCCACAGGTCTTTGGTGTCGTAACCCTTAACCTCTTCGCAGTTTTCTGCCGCCAGCAACAGGTTCTGGACATAGCCGTTGTCAGTGTCCATCTCCAGCGCGCTGATAGTTTCGTACTCTTCTCGGGTTAAGTGGTGGCGCAGTTCGTCGGCGGTGAACTGAGCGAGTAGCTGCTTGCGGAAGGGCATACGAACGACCGGATAACGTGTGGTTTCGTCATCATTCTCGTCAATCTGAATACCGTTTTCAGGTTCTGGATCCTGACCGGCTGTAACTCTGGTGCCGCTGGTGCTTTCTGATTTGAGAAGAGTAAGCTTTCCGCTTCTCCAGTCTCTAACTAACTCATTGCGGTCACCTGCATCTACTCTCAACCAGTCGGCCATGAAAGCAGTAAGTAGCTTTACATCGTGCGCTTCATCTGGCGCGAATACCTGCTTAATCGCCTGGACCAGCTTCCACTCAGCGTTCAGGCTGAGTTCGGCAACTTCAGGGATGTCGTTCTTCGCCAGCAGCAGGTTCTGGAGATAGGTGTTGCCTTCATCCAGAGACATTTCGCTGGCAGCCAGTTGCTGCTCTTTAGAGATGTGTGACTGGTATTTGTCGCTGGTCAGGTGGATGGCAAAACGGACCGCTGGAGTGCGGTTTTCAAGCGGGACACTCTCGACGGTAGTTTCGACATTAACGGACGTTTCCGGTGCCGCTGTATTGTCCATGGCTCCAGTAGACTCAGTACCAACGTTTGGCAGCCAGGTGCGTCCATCGTCCTGCAGTTCGTAGTGTTTGCACCAGGTGTAATCCACAGTGCTTTCTTCAGGCAGATCGTTGTAAACAGGGAAATCGGTGCGAACCGGTTTTGAGTAATCCTTACCGCGGCCGGTTTCAATACCAGCATCTTCGAGCTCGACATCGAGCTGCAGGTTGGCACGGGCTTCAGATTTCGCAGTGAACCAAATCACTGCGTCTTCTTTGCCAGATTTCTGCGTAGCCTTCACTACATAGAAAAATTCCATGTGAGATCCTCTTTTTTTGGATGTAAGATCCCCGGGCCAGAGATAGCGCCCATTGGGTGAACTTTGGTTTTTTAAGTAGTTTTCCGGTGTAACTTTGGTCGGGAGCACCGGACGTACGGGCCGCCTTGCGCGGCTTTTACGTTATGCCTCGTGCGCCATCTGGTCGTACGAAGCACAACGTTCAGAGCAGTATTCTCTTTCTTTGCGCGCCAGCTGTGCGCCGTTGCGATAGAGAAGGGTACTTTTGACTACTTCCTCCGGTTTAACCGGATTGCCGCAGTACCCGCATTTCGTTGAGTTACACATCTGGATTCCCCTTTTGCGCCAGCAGATAGCACAGGCGGCGAAGAATCACCTCGAAGAAGTTCAGCTTTACGGCCTGCTGCCGTCCTGGTTTGCGTGCGAAATCAATCATTCTCACCCTCGTTTGCCTTATCGCCGGCCAGCGGAACGTTTACACCTGATGCGCGTTAATCTCTCCACCTCATCCGACTCTTCATATGCCGTCGGCGGCTACTTCGTGGGCGTCCTGCCTTGGTGGTTCGTGGTGCGTCTTGGTTAGTTAGATTAAATCACTGGTTTATACGTGCGTCAACCAAAGGTTAATAGCAATTGTAAATCTGAGGTTTATATTGCTGGTTTTCGTGACGTATCTGCCGAATCGCAGGCAAAAAAAATCCCGACGGAAAAGTCGGGATGGAGCGTTCTGGGCGTTAGTTTGGCGGAAGAGTTGAAGGGTGAGGGTAGAAAAAAACCGGCGCAGTGGCCGGATGCATTTATTCGAATGGGAGGTCTATTTGTCTCTGTGGATTCAGCTGTTTTTTTACATGCTCAATTTCGAATGAGGTTTTTATAGTATCACCAATCATGTATTGGGTTACCTTTAGGTCAACAAGCAACATATCGCCTTTAGAAAAGTTTAGGGTGTTGTTATCAATATCACTGATAAACTTCTGGTCTTTAATCTCAGCCAAAAAGGTACTGGCTCCATCCGAAAATCTCCATCGGCTGCCTTCATTAAAAGAAATATTCTTAATCTGAAGGGCTTTCTCTACCGTGGACTCCGAGATTATTGATTCAGCAGGAAGCTCAACTTTGAAATAATGCGCCTCTTGTTTATCGATCGTCATGAACGTCAGTCCATCATCGATAGTGGAAGCAAAACTGTCGATACCTTCCTGCTCTAGCGGCTTGCATATAACTTCTTGCAATGAAGAACGAAGTTTAATGTTTCTATACAGTTCGATTACTTTGCTATCGAAAATTTCACTTTCGTCATCAACAAAGACTTCAATGTTGCTATCAGGCAGATTGTGTAACTTTTTAATTTCTCTTGGTCCGATCCATTTAACTAATTGGATCAGACCCTTGCAAATTTTATCTCTGGGACCAGGGCAAAAACCAATTAAAGCAATAAGATTAGCGGCGGCTGTTACGGAATCGCCCGAAAAGAAATCAACTGCCTGTTTGAACCAAGATGTCGATGAGGCAATCAGATCTATTCCAAATGAGCCAGCTCTGAATGATGCATTAACCTTTACTGAAACAACGGTCTTGTTACCATAAACGGTTTTTCCGGCTTCCTCTAATGCATCTGACAGGGATAGGAGTGCAGGGGCAAGGTCACGCACGTTCATTTCGTGCGTCTCCAATGCTGGTCCGTCGTATACTATCCTGAACTTCATATCATTAGTTTCCGAATTGCTGCCTGCATCCATTATGGCACTCACCTGATCACATATACAGTAAATTTACTTTTTACCCCGACACAATGCTTGATGCCGGATGGAAATCCCTACCGCTTCTCGATTGTAAGAGTCAATTGTACGTTTGCCGGTTATCAATCCTCCTGCGACCGGATCCGCCCCTTCATGTACTTCTCATACAGGTCATCCAGTTCTTTCAGGCGAATCGCGAATATGCGGAGCATGTTCTGCTGCTCTTCTTCAGGTAACTGGCGGTAGAGCTCCAGCAAGCGCTGTTCGTCTGGCTTAAGTCCGTCTTTTTCTCCAACGTCCTCACCAAGTAGCCATGCGACAGAAATGCCTACAGCGTCGGCTATGGCCAGTGCCGATTTCTTACTAATCACACCTTTTTTGAACCAGCCGTTTACGGCCTGAGGGGTGACTCCAGCTATTCGTGCCATGTCTGCTTTTGTAACGCCGCGATCAGTGATCTCAGTAAGGCGCTCTACCAGAACGAGGTTGGGTTCTTCTTTTCTCATAGGTTCATTGTAAATATTTGGTTTATACACACAATAAATCCATAGTTTGCATGATGTATAAATCTGTGGTTTACTTCTGCTATCAATAAGCAGGAGGAGCACATGTCCGCACTCGATAAAGCAATTAAAGCCGCTGGCTCAGCCAGAAAGCTCAGCATCGCGCTTGGTGTGACGAGTATGTCTGTAAGTCATTGGAAGAATCGTGACCAAGGGATCGTCCCACCAAGTTATATCTTCCCGATTTTCAAAATGACAGGCGTAACTCCCCACGAGCTGCGCCCCGACCTCTATCCAAACCCAACTGATGGTTTACCTAAACAGGAGCCTTAACAATGCAAGCTGTTTCATTTCAACAGAGTAGCAGAGCTTCCTCTAATCCAATGATATTCCCGTGTCATCAAAGCGAATCGGCAGAGCAGGATATTGATCACCGCAATATTTGTTCTGCAGTCCGGGCGTGGGCAGCGGTAGAAGGGCGCGTATCTGTTGCGCTTCAAATCCAAGACGCTGCAGAAGAACTTCAGCTTAATGGCGTGGACTTCTCAGGCCAGGCCGATGTCTGGAACGTGAAGCTGTTCCGCTGGCTCGACAACAAAGAAGACTCCGCATCTTACCGAAAGAACGTCGAACAACTGATGCCAGCGATCATGTCCGCATTACCGCTTCGATACCGCGACCGTGTTGTAAAGAACGATTCGTTTGCGTATCGCATGGCCAGATTAGAAAAAGAGGTAAGTGAGGCGAAGCAAGCTCTGATGCTCGATGCACCGAAGAAGGAAAAGCTGAAGGAGTTAGGAGAGGGGATTTTCGAAATGTTCCGTGTCGATCCGGATCTCACAGCGCCGCTGCTTGCGATGGTCACCACCATGCTGGGGGCAATGTGAAGACTTCAGAAAAGGCGAAAGCCGGTCTGCGCGAACAGAACCGACTTTCAGGTGCAAAAACGGAGTGTAATTGCGGAGCTAAGTATGTCAAACACAGCTGAAATTATCAATTTCCCCCACAGAACCGAACAACCGGGAGGTCGTATGGCCGACCTGTCGAACGGGTATACCAAGGTCGCTAACGAGATCCAACAGCTCAAGCCTCGTCTGAGAATGTCAGGCAGGGAGTGGCAGTGTTTTGAGGCGGTGATCTGGCTTACCTACGGCTGGAACAAGAAACAGGACCGCGTTACGAACACGGTGATCGCTGAGCTTACAAGCCTAAGTGATTCGCACGTTTCTGATGTACTCAAATCACTTGCAGAACGCAAAATCATCTTCTGTCAAAAGCAGGGCGTAATGAAAACTGTCGGTATAAATACTGACCTTTCTGCCTGGATTTTAGACAAACCGAAAACGGGAAAAGTCTTCCCGAAATCAGGAAAAGTGTTACCGAAAACGGGAAAAACCTTCCCGGAAACGGTAGACACCCAAGACTATAACAAGAACAATATTAAAATATCCTCGTCTCGGAATTCTGACGAATCCCGAAACCAGAAAACTCAAAAGTTTCTCTCACGCCATCCAGAAGCTGCTTCCGGGATATACACCCCGGCAGGTAAATCATGGGGATCAGCTGACGACCTCAAGGCCGCTCGCTGGATTTACGACAGGCTTCTCATCCTCAACGCCTCGCTATCAGAGCCAAACTGGGCTGAATGGGCAAACACCATAAGGCTGATGCGTGTCCAGGACAAGCGTACTCACTACGAAATCTGTGACCTGTTCCAGTGGGCCAACCGGGATGAGTTCTGGAAAGACAACATCCTGAGCCCCTCGAGTCTGCGAAAGCAGTGGGATCAGCTCACCACTAAGCGGTTGCGTGCAACCGGAACGGCAAAGCCATCCCGGGGAAGCATCGACCTGCATAACACCGACTGGATTGACGGGGTGCTGAAATGAAAAACCTCGCAGAGAACATTCGCAATTTTGACCGGGAACAGGCTCGCCGCGTGGCGCACAACTTGCCTGAGCAGTACACCGAGCGCGAACAAACGCAGCAGGTGGCGCAGATTATCAACGGGCTGTTCGTACAGTTGGCGGCCGCGTTCCCTGCAAGCCTGGTTAATCGCAGCCAGGAGGATGTGAACGAGATCCGCCGTCAGTGGGTGCTGGCCTTCAAAGAAAACGGGATAAACACCATGGAGCAGGTCGAAGCCGGCATGCGCATGGTGCGTCGCCAGGATCGCCCGTTCCTGCCTTCGCCAGGCCAGTTCATCAAGTGGTGCAGGGAAGGGCGCTGCGTGCTGGGGATCACTACCGCTGACGTAATGGCTGAATACTGGAAGTGGCGCAAGCTGGTATTCCGGTACCCGAGCAGCGAGCAGTATCCGTGGCCTAAGCCGGTTTATTATCACATCTGTCTGGAGCTGCGTCGCCGCGGAACCGATGGCCAACTGAGCCATAAAGAGCTTGAGCGTGAAGCCAGTGACATTCTTGATATGTGGGAAAAGCGGGGGCTGGCCGGGAAGCCGGTTCCGCCTGTTCGTAGATCGTTGGCCGCACCGGTATCGCCGAAGGGGCCGACACCGGCGGAGCTTCTCAAAGCTAAATACGAGCGAATGAAGGCTGATGGAAGGGCATAGGAAAGAAATGATTCGCTATGAGCGAGAAGCGGACTCTACCGTGGATTTTATCAGCACTCAGGAATTGTTTTAATAATCGTTATCCAGTTTTACTGCACGAGGTACCCCATGATTGTCCTACCGTTTTACCCATTTTTTGTCTCTTTTATCTACGACATAAATCGCTAAGATTACAACGTCTGAGCAGACATACTAATTTAAATTCTGTCACTCAGTCGTAGCGATTCTGTGAGGCATCTTTTTATTAACAAGGGTTACTTAAATAACTCAAAAAAGGGGATATAAGATGAAGCGTCCAAACTGGTTTCAAGTTTCCGATAAAGGTGGCAAGGCTATAGCAGCGCTCCATCATTACGCCACTACTGGGACAAGTTTACCTGCCGAACTGATCCATTTAATTTTTTTGAGAGTTTCCCAGATCAATGGTTGTGCACACTGTATAGATATACATACTCGCGATCTTATCAAGAGTGGCATGTCCGTCGAAAAGATTGTATTGGTGCCTGTCTGGCGAGAAGCTACCTATTTATTCTCGGATATAGAGCAAGCTGCCCTCTCATGGGCGGAAGAAGTTACCCGTGTTAGTGAAACACATGCTTCCGATGAAGCATATTCCGCAGCGCTTTCTGTATTCGGTGAAAAAGATTTGGTTGAACTTACCATTGTTATTGCCACCATGAATGCCATTAATCGTATGGGTATTAGTTTTCGAATGAAGCCGCTTGCTAAAGCCTGATAGATGTAAATAGCTCCCATAATGGACTTTAGAGCTGTATTAAAATCTGCTTCTGGCACAAAGATGACATTCCAGCCTGTGTATGACCGTAAAAACTACCTTCACGTGATAAGCCGCTTCGGGTAATGACGAGGCGCTTGTATGACATGCTGGAAAACCAACTTAAATGGTTACTGAACGCCTGATTGTCCACAAGCGAAACGACCCTTAGAAATTTCTATGGCGACATAATCACATAAGTCTGCTCTACGTGTGTTATAACCGAGTTACAAATCGCCACTACTGGCGGTTAAGAGGCATCTCATGAAACTACGTGTCACAAGAGCAATCGGCCTCAGCAAGTTCTCGCCACGTTGGGTTAAGGTTATCTGTTTACGGTTGACTAAAAACGATATTGAGCGCTCCCTCAACGCTCTTCTGGCCACAATCGATGAATCTGAACTTACCCCTGAGCAAGTCAAAGCATTAAGGGAATGCATTGACAGAATTAACATCGCAAGGGGAAAGGGGATGCAGGCGTGAGCACGTTTGATAAAAGGTAAGCCAGCACGGTATATGCGCGGCACGTTTGCTGCGCAAGTATCGCTGACTGCTCGATACCAGCTGAGCTTTAAAAGCCAAATATGATTGGATGAAAGCTGGTAGGAGGGTATGGGGATGTGTGAGCGAAAATGAGACCAACTATTTAAGCCTGCTCCGTTTACCGCATCTCAACTGAGTTCTTTTTTCTTTGCGTAGCAGGCTAAATCTTCATTTAGCTGGAGTTAGCATACGCCGCAACCCTGAACGGCATTGAACAATACGTGCAAGAAATCCAGCAAAAGCATAGATTGAAAGGCTCTTGACCTCAAGTTAACTTGAGTTTTTAAGATGGCGACTCTTGAGATAGTCAAAGGATTAGCCTAATGAAAGATATTGATGTAGGTTTTACGCACGTTGCGTTTGTTGTTAGAAATTTGGAAAAAAGTATTGATTTCTATAGCCGTTATGCTGGCATGGAAATCGTACACAGGCGAGAGCCTGATCTTCCGGAGGTACGTAAAGTCGCGTGGTTAAGTGACCGAACTCGCCCTTTTGCACTTGTCCTTGTCCAGGTTGATGCTGTGACTGACACCCCTCTAGGTAATTTCGGTCACTTGGGAGTAGCTTGTTCAAGCATTGAAGAAATCGACAATAAGGTAGCGATGGCCAGAATGGAAGGCATCTTGCGAAAAGAACCGGTTCAGGCAGGCGAACCGGTAGGTTATTATGTCTTCTTCGCAGATCCTGATGGTAACACACTTGAACTTTCTTATGGTCAGAAAGTCGGGATCGAGGCTTTCCGTCAGGATGATAAAGTGCCTGCATCTCAGTAAATTTCGATAACCGGTTGGATTACATTACGCACTGGTAATGTTTCATGTCGTTTTAGAGCTTGCTGACAAATTTGTTGCTTAGTAACAGCAAGCTCCATAATAGCCTTTACGAATTTTCATTTTATAAATCTCATATCGAAACCACAATTTAGTAGTGAAACTGCACTAAACTCCTCTGAAATCTATTCAACATAACTATTGTGTAGACCACCAAATCTGAGATCTGTCCCAAATCGTTCTTAAAACCGATACCTGCAAGCTTGGAAGCGCTCCATCCTTCTAACACTCTTTAATCGTTGCAAAATCCGTAAGATACGTTTATAAATATACTGTATATAAATACAGGTGTTCATTGCGGAGGGAAAAATGAAAATCGAGTTAGCCATTGATCGCATGAAGAAACTTCCTGATGGAGCTATACCTGCACTAGAGTCAGAACTGCTCAAAAGGCTCAGCAAGCAGTTTGATAATTGTCAGCTAACGATCAAGCGTGCCAGCAATGATGGTCTGAGTGTTTTCGGGGGCGACAAGAAAGAGGTTGAGCAAATCGTGCAGGAGACCTGGGAAAGCGCGGACGAGTGGTTTTATTAATCGCGTGAATTTCACTGGAGCAGTTTCAAAGAGTATCGCTGTTTGCGTTCCCCTGGCTGTTCCCGATTACTGTTTACCGCGTCAATAAGTCGCTCTGGGGGAAAAAGTGTGTAGTGCAGATGCCTTTAATGCAGATGATCAATGGTACGACGTGGTCAGAAGGGCCGATAAAGCAGTTATCTATAGCTTCCCGGCGGAAGGGAGATATCTGGTTTATCGAGTAAATGGAATAGTTTCATTACGACCGTTACTCGAAGAGGAGGAAATCTTCACTCTCAACGGGTTCATGCAATTTGCAAAACGGCTTGGGTACCGAATTACACCACCGTCTGATATTATTCTTTCATAGGACTGAACACCCTATACCTGATGCGCCACGGAGAGAACCATGGCGCTAGAATTACAACTTATCAAACACCACTCAGGAATACTGATCCCGGCCACACCCGAGACCAGCGATATCCTGCAATCCAAAACCCGGCTCGGCGATGTTCTTGTTGCCGAGTTCAGGCGGGTACGAAACCCGGCATTTCACCGGCGCTTTTTCGCGCTTCTTAATCTCGGTTTTGAATACTGGGAACCAACCGGCGGGGCTATCTCGAGTAACGAGCGGAAGCTGATCACCGGCTACGCCAAGTTCCTGGCCTCGTATGGCGGGAACGAGGGGGCTCTGATCGATGCTGCTGAGCAGTATCTTGAGCAGGTTGCTTACCGGCGCGTCACGAATGGTATTAGCCTGTGCAAATCCTTCGATGCTTACCGCTCATGGGTGATCGTTGAGGCAGGGCACTTTGATGCCATTCAGCTGCCAGACGGAACACTCAAAAAGCATCCTCGCAGCATCTCGTTTGCCAATATGGACGAGCTCGAGTTTCAACAACTCTATAAAGCTGCGCTTGATGTCCTCTGGCGCTGGGTCCTGTCCCGTTCATTCCGCAGTCGTGATGAGGCAGAAAATGTCGCCGCGCAGCTGCTTGGCTTTGCGGGGTAATGGGGATGAAGAAGACCTGGTTCCACCACACCGATTGCAGCACCGAACAGGCCGACGAACTGGTCAAGCGTTACAAAGCGCGCGGCGTGCGCGTTGAGCGCAGCCTAAACCAGGATTACGTGACCTGGACTGTCAGTGCATTCCTGACGACCTCAAATACACCAGCCCGTCCGGATAGTCGATGGCGAAACCGGATGTGGGGGTGAATGTGAAGACATATCAAATCACTTTGCCCTGGCCGCCGAGCAATAACCGGTATTACCGGCACAACCGCGGGCGCACGCACATTAGCGCTGATGGTGTCGCGTACCGCTATGCAGTCGCCAGCGTCATTCGAAGTGCCCGGCTTAATATTCGCACGGCCGCACCACTCAAAATCCGTATCGATTGTCACATGCCCGACCGCCGGCGCCGCGATCTGGATAACCTGCAGAAGGCTGCATTCGACGCTTTAACCAAGGCGGGGTTCTGGCTGGACGACTGCCAGGTTATTGACTATCGCGTTGTGAAAATGCATGTCGTTAAGGGCGGAAAATTAGAACTCACCATTACCGAGCTGGAGACCGCATGAATCTTGAAAACACCCTCAAATATCACTTCGCCAAATCGACAATGATTAGCGACTCTCCGCGTGCTACTGCGTCAGACTCATTAACCGGAACGGATATCATGGCCGCTATGGGCATGACGCAGGAACGGGCTGCCTTGGGTTATAGCGCCTTTCTCGGGAAGATGGGTATCAGCAACAATGACCGGGAGAGGGCGATTGAGTTGCTGGCCCAGTACGCGTTGACTAAGTGCGATCGGGTTGCGGCATTACGAAAGCTTGATGCAGTGGTTAAACCACTGGTAATGCACCAACTGGCCACCTTCGCGTTCGAGGACTATTCCCGCAGCGCCGCCAGTGTGAAGCAGTGCGATGGCTGCAATGGGGAAGGGTTTATTGACGCTGAGGTTTTCAGCATGAAGTCCCACACTCCGGCAAAAGAGAAGAAATTCGTGAAGATGTCGCTGAGTATGGGTGTCGAAAATATTCGACCTTCTGAGTATGAGGTACGGAGGCAGGTCAGGGAGGTAGCACGCGTTCTCTGCCCTCAGTGTAAGGGGAAGAAGGTTGTTAGTTGTGCCTGTAGAGATTGTCATGGACGCGGGAAAGCCGTAAATAAGACTCTTACTGAACAGCAGGGCGTTCCGGTACTGGGTGATTGCAAGCGCTGCAGTGGGCGAGGGTTTGAGCGAATTCAATCAACTGAGGCTTACGCAGCTTTAAGGGAGATAACGGATGCAATCAGCCTCGATACATGGAAGAAATCTGTTAAGCCATTTTACGATCAGCTAATCACCAAATTTGATATCGAAGAAGCATGGGCTGATGCGCAGCTGAAGCAGATAACAAAATAGGGCATTATTTTATCGTGAGCTATTTACTTTTCCCGAGTCTGTGGTAATTTTGCTCTAACGGTGGGTTATTGCCTTCGTTTAAAGCCCTGCGGTTAGCCCCGTGGGGCTTTTTGCTTCATAGCGATTTTAGAATTTCTAAAACCATCACTATTCATTGCCTCTTATACTTTCTATATCGAATAGGAGGGGGGTAATGATGAGAGAAGGCTATTACTGGATTCAGTACAATGGCAGCAGGCAGATAGCTTACTACGTGCACGAAAAAATCGACGATTTAGAGTCGGGTGAAACTATCTACGGCGCATGGTATGTGACTCGTGGAGATGATCTCGCCAACAATGGAGAGGTCGAAGTGATAAGTGGACGTATTGAAGAGCCAAAGCTGTCACGAACGTAAATGCCTATCAAACCTCGCTATCTTGTTATTTTCTCTGGGCATAAATGACGATTATCAATCTACAGTGTATAATCGTCCTCTTTTCAATAGGTAACCCCATGAGAAAAGTTGTTTTTGCCTCACTATTTTTGGTTTGTTCCGCACATGCTACTAGCCAGCCTACGATGTTAGTTTTCAAATGTACCCCCAATCATTCTAAAACAAGCACCATCGTCACTTGGCAGGACGTTAAAAAAGAAGACGGATGGCATCGATATGCCAGTTGGAAAGACAAGGTGGGGCAGCACTATGGTATCGAACTTTATTTCAATGGTTCCGTACCTAATGCCGATGGTCAGATTGAAAATATTAATGTTTTCGGCAATATGGATAGCCAGAAAAAATTATCTGGCCCTGCTATTTCCATGGTATTCAATAAAAAAGCAAAGCTTATAACCTACAAAATCACAAATGATTCAGTCGGATCGGATGTACGCAATCCTCTGGAACATGGCGAATGCGTCCTGAGCGATAAAAGTTAATAATTTCAGCTAACAACAGTGCTGGTAGTTACTTCCATAATGCCGCCATTTGGCGGTTTTTTTTCGATTAGCTTCGCGAAACTATAATCGCTATTCCCCCTGTTAAACCCCCTTATGATCATAGGCCTTTCAAACACTGCACCCGCCTGAAGCGAGGTGAGAGTATGTATCGCATGGACAAATTAACCACTGGTGTTGCTTACGGCGCCTCAGCCGGCAGCATCCTCAACGGCATTCTAAACACCTTCAGTCCCGAGCAGTGGAATGCTATCGGTGTGCTGGCGGGTATCGTTATCGCTGTACTGACTTATCTGACGAATCTCTATTTCAAAATCCGCGAAGACAACCGCCGCAGCAGGAGCCGTGATGAACCCTACACTGAGAAATAAGCTGGTGGGCGCCATTGTTGGTGGATCAGGTGCAATCTCTATTGCAGCTGTCATGCTGGGTAATACAGATGGTCTTGAAGGGCGGCGTTATTACGCCTATCAGGATGTGGTCGGCGTCTGGACTGTTTGCGATGGCCACACCGGCGATGACGTTCGCCGCGGTCACCGCTACACCGATAACGAATGTGACGCTTTGCTTCAATCTGACCTGCGCAAGGTAGCTGCAGCTATCGACCCGCTGATTAAGGTCCACATCCCTGAACCTACCCGCGCCGCGCTTTACTCCTTCACGTATAACGCAGGAGCGGGCGCATTTAGCAGATCGACGCTGCTGAAGAAACTGAATGCCGGTGATGTTCCGGGAGCATGCAAAGAGCTGCAGCGCTGGACGTATGCCGGTGGCAAGGAGTGGAAGGGGCTGATCACCCGGCGCGAGATTGAGCGTGAAGTTTGCGAGTGGGGCCAGAAATGAGCCGAATAACAGCCATCATCTGTGCTGTCGTTATCTGCCTGCTGATTTCCATGGCCTGGGCGATTAACCACTACCGCGACAACGCCATCACCTACAAAGACCAGCGCGATAAAGCCACTGAGAAACTCAGCCTGGCCAACGCCACCATCAAAGACATGCAGACCCGCCAGCGTGATGCCGCTGCGCTGGATGCCAAATACACGAAGGAATTAGCCGATGCGAAATCTCAGCTTGAAGATTTGCAGCGTTGCGTTAGCACTGGTAAGTGTGGGCTGCACGTCAACGCCAGATGTTCCGCGAACGGAACGGCCGGCACCGGCGGCCTGGGCGATGCTTCCAGCCCCAGACTTACTGACTCCGCTGAACGGGATTATTTCACCCTCAGAGAGCGAATCGTCACAGTGACGAAGCAGATAGATTATCTGCAGGAATATCTAAGGTCACAATGTCTGAAATGATAAGGATGTTGATTATCATCTGGAGAGCAGTTAGTTGTTTCTTGGGTGAATATGGCGTTTAAATGAAAATTTTGAGCAAGATGTTTATGCTTTTGATTGGTCGATAAAAATAATTGTTTTATGAACATCTATTGAATAAAGAATATCAGAACAAATATCTCTCTTTGCTAAGAGTTGCCTTCTACTTCGTCGCGGGGTGGTTGATATTTGAATAATAGGTGGTTGCCTGTGAGCTATAGAAAAACATCCTTTGTGGGATTGATTACATTCGATGCTTCGCATAAACATGCTGAAATTACTGAGTACTTACGTAAGCGTGGATACGAGAAAAAACATTAAATGGATATGATATTTCATTTAAAACCTACATCGGTACAGTGGATTGTGATGTCGAAATAAATGAAAATGGCTCGTTCTCTTCCTTGAAATTAAAAAAAGAGTCTGACCGACTTGCTGACAATGTTCGAGAAAATCTTAAAGATTTTTTTGAAGTGAACGAAGTTGACGGGAGTGTTTTTGTTATGTTTGCTTGGAGGTTGTCTGCTGACGATAGTACCACCCGTTAAGTTATCTCGAGCAATTATGTTATAAACCACCTCTGTCTATAGGCGGTTTTTATCACCACGTGAATTGTGTCGTTTGTCTGTCAATACGGTTATTTTGATTTAGTTTGTAACATACAAGTCTTCTACCGTAGTAAAGGGTGTGCATATTCTTTTGGTGGTTAATTGGGAAATATTTATTGCTACGATTGAAGTACATCCTTCACTTAGATGTTGCGGAAGTTTTAAAGTGAAATGGGGCGCCCCATTTCACAATTTTTTTCAAACAAAAAAAGTTAATGATAAAATAACAATGCCAATTGATAAGGTTCTGCAAGAAATACTGAACCATTTCTTGGATGGTGAACTTGAGGGTATCAGGTCTGTCATTATAAACATTATTGTTACGTAAATGGTTAATGCGCCAATCACGCATTTATTTCCGAAGTTTGTGCCTAGTAATGAGAAATGGAAAATGGTTGAGCAAAATGTAAACAGAGCACAAAGCGCCGTCGCAATGATAAGTGCAAATTCACCACGCGAAAGATCTTCTTTTGTTAAAAACTCTTCAAAGCAACTGTTTTTTTTAGTTTCATTGGATATTTTACTTTTCTTATCATCTTCCATGGTTTTTCCTTAGGGCGGTGACTATTGTTTCATCATGTTAAAGAGAAATTTAAATGAACAAACCGGACTGGGGCATTCTTCTGCAACAGTACCTATTCGAATATACTACCACAGGTATTTCACCAAAGCAGTGGTGTGAAGTAAAGGGGTTGAATTACGCGACAGCCCGCCGATATATCAAAAAACCTTCAGCACAATCCGTGAAAAAACTTGCGCAGAAGCCATTACACGCTGCGCAGAAGGAAAAGTGCGCAGACAGACTAGTGAACAGTGAGCTTAGTCCTAAGATAAAGCGCTTCATTGCTGAGTATCTGATAGACCATAATGCTTCAGCAGCCGCAGAGCGAGCTGGATACAGTGACCCGAACTATGGCCGCCAGCTCATAACGAATCCTAACGTTGCGCAGGCCATTGCGCAGCAGCAGAAAGCCTCCATTGCGCGCACGCTTGGCTGTGCCGATGAAGTCCTCGCCCAGATGTGGCAGCTCGCCACCTTCGATGCAAACCAGCTTTCGCAGTATCGCCGCGGTGCCTGCCGTTACTGCTGGGGATTCGGTCACCACTACCAGTGGCGGGATGCTGTCGAGTTTGAAGAGAAAAGACTCGAGGCTGTTGAGCGTGACAGACGTGAACCTGATGATTCCGGCGGTTACGGTTACGACCACACCCGAGAGCCCAATCCAGAATGCCCACGCTGCAATGGCGACGGCATTGGCCAGCCTTATTTCCCCGATACGCGCAAACTCCCGGCAGCTTCTCGGCTCGCTTACTCCGGTGTAAAGGTCGGCAAAAATGGCGTCGAAATCACAGCAATCAGCCGCGAGCGAATGTTCGAAGCTGTCATGAAGCGCCTGGGCCTGGCTTATAGCGAGTTTGCGCAGCGCCTGCAGCAGATTGAAATCGAACGTCGGCAGCTGGAGGTTGAGAAACTCCGTAAAGAGCTGGCCGGTGATGGTGAAGACGATGAACCAACCCCAGTGCAGATCAATATCAACGTTGTGGACGCGAGGGCGGAAGATGGGGATCAGCCCGACACTTAACATTCCTCAGGCGCGCTTCCTCGCGATGCAGCACAAATTCAAAGCCTACGTTGCCGGGTTCGGCTCCGGTAAGACGTGGGTAGGTTGTGGCGGCATCTGTAAGGGGATGTGGGAGCATCCTAAAATCAACCAGGGTTATTTCGCGCCAACATATCCGCAGATCCGTGACATCTTCTACCCGACGATTGAAGAAGTAGCCTTTGACTGGGGCTTGAGCGTCAAAATCAACGAGGGTAACAAAGAGGTTCATTTCTACGAGGGGCGGCGCTACCGCGGGACAACCATCTGCCGCTCGATGGAGAAGCCCGGCTCGATAGTCGGTTTCAAAATCGGTAATGCGATGGTGGATGAGCTGGACGTCATGGCGGCTGCCAAAGCGCAGCAGGCGTGGCGAAAAATCATCGCTCGTATGCGTTACAAGGTTGATGGGCTACGTAATGGCATTGATGTAACGACGACGCCAGAAGGGTTCAAGTTCATCTACCAGCAGTTCGTGAAGGCGGTGCGTGAAAAGCCAGAGCTTGCGGCGCTGTATGGACTGATTCAGGCCAGCACGTTCGACAATGCGAAGAATCTACCGCCTGATTACATCCCGTCGCTGCTGAGTTCTTACCCAGACGAACTGATTCAGGCATACCTGCGAGGGAAGTTCACCAACCTTAACAGCGGGACTATTTACCACACCTTCAACCGCAAGCTGAATAACTGTTCTGACGAGATTCAGGACGGGGATTCGCTGTTTATCGGTATGGACTTCAACGTAGGGAAAATGGCCGCTATTGTTCACGTAAAGCGTAACGGCTTGCCGCGTGCGGTGCGTGAGCTGGTGAAGGTCTACGACACGCCAGCGATGATTAAGCGCATCCAGGAAGAGTTCTGGCGCTACGAGGATGGACGCTACGTGAAGAGCCGGGAGATTTACATCTATCCGGATGCCTCTGGTGACTCACGCAAATCGCAGAACGCCAGCAAGACCGATATTGCTCAGCTAAACGATGCCGGATTCAGCGTCATTGTTGATGATGCCAACCCGCCGGTTAAGGACCGTATCAACTCGATGAACGCCATGTTCTGTAACGCCAACGGCGAACGCCGCTATCTGGTGAACGTCCAGAACTGCCCGGTTTATACCGAGAGCCTCGAACAGCAAATCTGGGCGGCCAATGGCGAACCGGACAAATCAGCAGATAACGATCACCCCAATGATGCTGGTGGCTACTTCATCGTGAAGGATTACCCGATCGTGAAACCGGCATACTCAATCACCATGGACACCACTTTCTGATATGGCAAACGACGACATCACCTGGGTTCGACCAGAACACCGGGCGGCTTCTGCTGCCTGGCGGAAATACAGAGACTTTTGCAAAGGCGCTGAGGCCGTAAAAGCGGCGGGCAATAAGTATCTGCCTTATCTCGATCCAACCGATAAATCCACACGCAATCGCAAGCGCAATGAGGACTATCTGAGCCGCGCGGTGTTCTATGCGATTGCTGGCAATACGAAGATCGGCATGCTTGGGATGGCGTATCGCAAGGACCCCACGTTTAATGGTCCTGAAAAGCTGAAGTACCTGTTGGACAATGCTGACGGGGCCGGAACCAGCATCTATCAGCAGTCACAGCTGGTGGCTGAGAACGTGCTGGAAGTTGCGCGTGAGGGGCTTTATGTCGATTACGCTGAAGCCTCCGATGAAGCGATCATCCTCCGCTATCCGGCAGAAAACATCATCAACTGGAGAACAAAGCGTATCAACGGACGCGATCAGCTTGTGCTGGTGGTCCTTCGTGAATGCGTAGAAGAGCCGGATGGTTACGCTTACAAGGATGAAATCCAGTACCGCGAGCTGGCGCTGCAGGAAGGGAAGTTTATCTGCCGGGTATGGCGCCGGGCAGGTGGCACCGCAAGCGGAACCTACACAGTTGACAGTGAGTACCACCCTAAGCCCAAAGGGCACGACTACTGGGATGAAATCCCATTCACATTCGTTGGCGCCCAGAACAACGATCCCACAATTGATGATTCACCGCTGGCTGCGCTGGTGGAGATAAACCACGGACATTACCGAAACAGCGCTGACTATGAAGACAGCGTATGGTTCTGTGGCCAGGTGCAGCCGTATATGACCGGGCTTGATACCAACTGGCGCGATCACCTCGAAAAGAAGGGCGTGAAAATTGGTTCCCGATCACCGCTTTTACTTCCTAAAGAAGGCTCTTTTGGTTATGCCCAGGCGCAGCCGAACATGCTGGCTAAAGAGGCCATGGACAGCAAACGCGATTACATGGTGCAGCTGGGCGCCCGACTGATTGAGCAGAACGCCACGGCGAAGACTGCGACGCAGGCGAGTGGTGAGCAAACATCTTCCACATCGGTGCTCGGTATCTGCGTTTCGAACGTTTCTGAGGCATATACGCTTGCACTGGGATGGTGTGCGAAATACCTCGGCATCAAGGGAGAATCGACGAGTTACACCATCAACCAGGAATTCATAGCGAAGGTTGCCGAGTCTGGCATGGTGACGGCAATCGTCAATGCCTGGCAGTCTGGTGCGCTGCGCGATAGCGATATGATTCGCGCACTGCAGAAGCTCGATCTCATTGACCCAGCTGATAGTCCGGACGAGGTTATTGATGCCCTTCGCAATCAGGCACCAACATTGACGGGAGGCTGATATGCCCACCATTAACGAAAGCTTGCGCGATGAGTCGATCGCACATTCCGTCTGGTTGAGCCGCTACGCCACTGGAGTGGCAAACCGGATGGTGAAGTTGCTTAACGAGACGGACGCGGATCTGTCAGCCCGCCTGCTCGATGCGCTGGACAGGTTGCCTCCGGAGAGCTTCACCGTTAATCGTCTGCAGAGTTTACTGGGCAGCGTACGCGAACTTAATCATCAGGCCGTAGCTACCATGCAGGCAGGGCTCGAGGGTGAGCTGGTGGCGCTGGCAAAGAACGAAGCAAATTATCAGCTGAGCCTGTTCGATTCCCTTTTGCCATCACAGGTCCTGTCTCACTATCCGTTGCAGGGCATCACCGCCGATATGGTGTATGCCGCGGCGATGGCGCAGCCCTTTCAGGGTAGGCTGCTGAGTGAGTGGGCGGAGAATCTGGAATCGGACAGGCTGGCGCGGATAGTGAACGCCGTCCGCAGGGGGTATCTTGCCGGCGACAGGGTAGAAACTATCGCGCGCAATGTTCGTGGCCACGCCAACAAAGACTATCGCGACGGGGCGCTGCAGATGAGCAGGGCAAACGCCGCCAGCATCGCTAAAACAGCTGTGAATCATCTGGCTGCCACAGCGCGCAACAGCTTCACCAGTGCCAACAGCGATATCGTGAAAGGCAAACAGTGGCTGTCTACGCTGGACAATAAAACCAGCCACGACTGCATTATTCGTGACCTGCTGCGCTATACCCTGGATAACAAACCGGTCGGGCATAAGGTGCCTTACCTACAGGGACCCGGGAAAATTCATTTCTGCTGTCGTTCTACTGAAACCCTGATTCTCAAGTCGTGGCGCGAACTCGGCATCGATATCGACGAGATGGACGAGGGGACTCGTGCCAGCATGGATGGACAGGTACCGGGGAAAACCTCGTATCTGGAATGGCTCGCGCACCAGACGGCACAACACCAGGATCAGGTTCTGGGTGCCGAGCGTGGCCGTCGGTTTCGCGCGGGGGAAATCGACCTGGCTGATATGTTCACTGACAAAGGCGAATGGATCAGCCTGGAACGCTTGAAGCAGCTCTCAGGCACTGACAACTAACAACCACTTCTTACTTCACGCCCTGGCATCTGCCGGGGCTTTTTTATGGGCGAGGCCCGGCAATATCCCGAGGGGAAATTATGTTAATTCGAAACATGCTTCTGAAATTTTACGCGCCTGAAAGCGGCGGTGAGGGCAGCGGTGGCGGTGGTATCGAAATCACTCCTGAAATCCAGAAGCTGATTGATGAGCGCGTGAGCAGCGAAGTCACTGGACTCAAAACGAAAAATAGCGAACTGCTGCGCACCATTAAACAGCAGAAAGAAAACCTGTCCCGTTTTGAAGGTATCGATCCAGACGCGGTGCGCGGCATCTTGCAGCGTTTTTCTGACGACGAAGAGGCGAAGCTTATCGCCGCCGGGAAAATTGATGAGGTGCTCGATAAGCGCACCGAGCGCATGCGTGCTGATGTCGATAAGCAGATTAAAGCCGCAAATGAACGCGCCGACAAAGCCGAAGCGTTCTCCAACAAATTCCGGGATCGAGTTCTGGGCGATGCAATCCGTGCAGCAGCCTCAAAAGCTGGCGCGCTGCCTGAAGCATCCGACGATCTGATTCTGCGTGCCAAAGGCACATTCCAGCTCAACGACGAAGGCGAGTCCGTAGCAGTTGATGCAAATGGCGATGTTCTGTTCGGTAAAGACGGCAAAACTCCACTAAGCCCGCTTGAGTGGGCTGAGTCTCTTAAGGAGACGGCTCCGCATCTGTTCCCACGCGCAGAAGGCACCGGCGCGGGCGGACACAAACCAAACGGCGGTGGCAGCCTGAAACGTTCCGAAATGAGCGCCAGCGACAAAGCGGACTACATCCGCAAGCATGGCCAGCAGGCCTTCCTCAAACTTCCGAAATAAGGGATTAACCCATGTCTACCACTGTTAATAGTGACCTGATCATTTATGACGATCTGGCGCAGACCGCTTTCCTCGAGCGCCGCCAGGACAACCTGGCTATTTTCAACGCGTCCTCCAACGGAGCGATCTTGCTGGATAACGAGCTGATTGAAGGCGACTTCCGCAAGCGTGCTTTCTACAAGGTGGGCGGCTCTATTGAATCGCGTGACGTTAACTCCACCGAAAAGGTGACGGGTAAGAAGATTGGCGCCGGTGAAGCCGTATCCGTCAAAGCGCCGTGGAAATACGGTCCATACGAAACTACTGAAGAAGCGTTCAAACGCCGCGGCCGCTCGGTTGACGAGTTCTCCGAAGTGATCGGCACTGACGTGGCTGACGCGACGCTGGAAGGCTACGTGAAATACGGCCTGAAGGCGCTGACGGCTGCTATTGGCGCTAACGCTGACATGGTTGTCACCGCTGATATCGAAACTGACGGTAAGAAGACCCTGACGCGCGGTCTGCGTAAGTACGGCGACAAGTTCAACCGTGTCGTGCTTTTCGTTATGCACTCCGCCACTTACTTCGACATCGTGGATGAGGCGATCGCCAACAAAATCTACGAAGAAGCTGGCGTGGTGGTTTACGGTGGGCAGCCGGGCACGTTGGGTAAACCTGTACTGGTGACCGACACCATGGACGCAGATGCGATTCTTGGGCTGGTAGCCGGAGCGGTTACCGTCACCGAGTCTCAGGCGCCGGGGTTCCGTTCCTACGACATCAACGATCAGGAAAACCTGGCGATCGGATACCGTGCTGAAGGCGTAGTGAACGTCGACTTGCTGGGCTACAGCTGGGACACCTCGAAAGGTGACAACCCGGACCTGACTAAAATCGGCACCGCAGGTAACTGGAAGAAGCACTTCACCAGCAACAAATCTACGGCTGGCGTGCTCATTAAGCTGGGATCCGCAGCGGGGGAGTAACGCTGTCAGCGGATAAAACCTCCGCAACTGCTGACAGCACAGACGCGGTAACTGTTTCTCTGAAATACACGCTAAATGGCTCCGGTGTATCCGGTAAAACCGTTGCCTGGAATTCAACCGGCGGCACGCTCAGCACTGCCAGTTCTCAAACCGGCTCTGCTGGTGGGGCGACGGTCAAACTTACCTCTGATACGGCAGGTACTTTCACAGTCACTGGTACTGTTGATGGTATTGCTAAATCGAGTGAGGAAATCACCTTCACCGCACCTGCTGCAGGCTAACCGATGGGGCGTAAGCCCCATTCAACGGATGCTCAGATGATTATTACTGATATCACCGCCGCTGACGTTAACAGTTACGCCAGCGAAGATGAACTGGCGTCATTTGCCACGCTGAGAGGAGTTGAGCTGCCTGAAAAGCTCGCGCCTTTACTGATTAAGGCGATGGACTATTTGGAAGGGCTTGATTGGGTAGGTTCCAAAGCAGACCCTCGACAGCCGCTGGCATGGCCACGCGTGAATGTCATTCTGGATGAACATGATTTCCCGCCGCATGAAGTACCACGGCAGGTTATAACCGCGCAGTGCATGCTGGCGGTAGAGGCAATCGACGGCGATTTACTCTCCAGCGTGCGCGAAGCCGCTGTGAAAACCGAACGTGTCGAAGGCGCCGTAACCATGACTTATGCGGTTGCCGACGGTGAGGTGTTTACGCCAACTTACCCGGCGGTAATGGCTATTCTCGGCGACCTCGCTGGTGGGCGTGGATATGCAATCAATACTTTCGCGGAGCGCGCGTAATGGCCATCAACTATCAGCGAATGCAGGCGACAGCGACTCGTATGCTCAAGCAGAACGGCATTGCATACAACGTCACGCGTAAGGGCTCGTTAATCGTCATCGGTGGTGTGGAGCATCGTTCCGAGGATATCCAGTTCACAGCCACAGGAGTTAAGACGGATTACGCGCCAGGCGAAATTGATGGAACCGTCATTAAAAACGGCGATGTTCGGATTGTCTTCAGTGCTGAGAAGGACATTAAAACCGGCGATCTGATCGACGTGGACGGCGTAAGCCACCGCGTAGTTAAACCAAACCCCGTGAAACCGGGCGCTGTGGTGCTCTGTTACAAAGCTCAGTTGAGGGCATAACATGGACGATAATAAGGCGTTCACGGCTGCCATCACCGCGTTTGTGGACAAAGCCAAAGCGAATCAGGAAGCGGTCGTACGTGCTGTCGGCATTCGGATCCTTAATCAACTTGTGATGATGTCACCTGTCGGCAACCCGGAACTGTGGGGCATCAACCAGACGGCAGCTTCTTACAATCAGGCGGTATACGACCATAACGAAGCGCAAAAATCGGACCCTGCCAACCTGACTAAAACCGGACGGCTTAAGAAGAAAGCTCGACTGGTGGATGGGATGGATATCAAAGCGCCACCCGGATATACCGGTGGACGGTTTCGGGGCAACTGGCAGGTGTCTTTTGATGCACCGACCACAGATGAAACGGGCCGTGTAGATAAAACCGGAAATCTGACAAAAGCCGCCGGCAATTACACACTGTCGCTGTTCAAAGTCGGGATGAAGGCTATTTATTTCTGCAACAACGTCCCTTATGCGTACCGACTGGAGATGGGGCACTCTTCCCAGGCTCCGGGAGGGATGGTACGCATTACTGCTGCTGAGTTTCAGCGATTTTTTGAGGAAGCAGTAAGGGAGGTGACAAAATGATTCCCGATATCGCAGCGGCGCTGGCCGCAAGGCTCGGCGAGTGGGCCGATGCTAAAGGGATCCCGGTTGCCTGGGAAAACGTGTCTTTCACGCCGCCATCTGATGGGCTCTATCTTGCTGTCCATGACATGCCCGCCACGCCGCGTACGATGGACCTTGGATTGCGCTGCCGCATTTATTCAGGTGTGTACCAGATTAATGTTGTGGCGCCGGTCGGCACAGGCCGTACCGATGTTGTGGCCCTGGCTGATCGCGTGGCTGAATTGTTCCCCGAGGGACAGGAGATTGAAGGCAGGGGTTTTACATGCTGGATAGATCAAACGCCTGGTGTTTTCCGAGGGATCACTACATCTGTTTCTTATACCGTTCCCGTTAGTCTCAATTACCGAGCTGATATCTCCAGCTAATCCTCACAACCTTCTAAACCTGACCGGCTCTTTGCCGGTTTTCCCGTTTCTAAAGGAGTAACCAATATGGGCTTTGCATTGCCTAACGGCGCTCACGTCTATCTGGCATCGGGTTATGGCCCAGCCATTACTTTCTCCGGGGCAACGAACGCCGAAAATATGGTGATCACCGTGAGTGAAGCGGATGCTCTCAAGGTAGGTGATATTGTTCATGTGAACTGCAACTGGTCCGGTGTTGATAACGTCATCGCAAAAATTGATGCGATTGCCGAAAGCGCCGTAACCCTTCGCAATATCAATACCACCAACAAAAACAAATATGCCGCTGGTGGCGGTGCCGGTTCGATCCGCAAGGTGCTTGAATGGACCGAGCTGCCGCAAATTACTGAGGTGTCGAAATCTGGTGGCGATCAGAACACCACACAGATTCAGTTCCTCAGCGATGATCGCCAGCGCAACCTTAATACCTATAAATCCGCTGTCTCTCAGACCTACTCGATCGCGCATGACTCCACGCTCCCGGTATACCCGCTGCTTCGCCAGCTGGATGAAGACGAAGAGACAGTCGCAGCGTACATGTACGTGCCGAAGGCGAAAGAAAACCGTTACTGGGCGGCCACGGCGTCCTTTGACGATACGCCAACTACTGCGGTTAACGAGGTAGAGACTGTGAGTGTGGTGCTGAACCTGCAGTCGCCGGCGATGACGTTCTACAAGGTGACTGACGCTGCCGCCTGACCCGTCAGAGCTTTCACTATTCCATGCCTCCCATAACGGAGGCTTTTTTTTTCGTTAAGAGGTATCGATGGCGACCAAATTCACCCTTCAGCCCAAACCTACATTCAAGGCCAATGTCTCGATCCCCCGCGCTGGCGATGAGGATGGCGTACTGACGTTCACGTTCAACCACAAGCCACTTAAAGAACTGGCTGATCTCGAAAAACTCGAAGGTAAAACCGCCACTGATTTTCTGATGGAAATCATTTCAGGCTGGGCACTTCCCGATGCATTCAACGCGGAAAACCTGTCGGTGCTGCTGGAAAACTATCCGGCGGCAATGAAGGCAATCCCGGAAACCTACTACCGCGAGCTGATGGGGCAGCGCGAAAAAAACTGATAGCGGTTGCCTCTGCGTTCTATACGCCTGAACCCACAGCGGCAGACCTGGCGCCTTACGGGCTTACGCCGGATGACTATGACGATAATTTCGTAGATGTCTGGCCCGATATCTGGCCTTCATTCCTGGTGTTTCAGGCTGTCAGTACGCAATGGCGAACGGGAATGGGGGGCGCGTCCGGGCTCGACTATAACGTTTTGCCCTGGGTGATGCGTTTGCACAACGTCGACGACGAGGCAACCGCGCTTTCGGACATCCGAATCATGGAGAGCGCCGCATTAAAAGTTATGCATAAAGAGAGGGCGGAATGAGTAACGACATCGCCACGATTTCCCTGCGCGTAAATACCAGTGAGCTGGAGCGTGGTAATCAGGCACTTGATCGCTTTCAGGAGACTGCGTCCGCCGCGGCAGGTAAAGCGGATGACCTTAACAGTACGTTCCGCACCGGCATCGATAACCAGAAGAAGAACAGCGAAAGCCTGAAGCAGCAGCGTCAGGAACTGCAGAACCTGCTGAATAAAATTAGTCCGGTAAACAAGGCGCTGGATGAGCTGGACACTATCCAGGAGAGCCTGGCGAAATTTCGCGGTAAAGGGCTGGTGGGAGACGAGGACTTTACTCGTTACAACAGTGTGCTTGAGACAACGCGGGCTAAACTGGCACAGGTAATGGAGTCTGAGACCGCAGAGGGGCGGGCTCGCATTGAACAGGCTCAGGCAGCGCAGCGGGCAGCTGCAGCGGGCAAAACCTTTATCGATTCGCTGGAGGAGCAGGTCACAGCAATCGGAAAAACGCGCGCAGAACTGTTAAAGCTAAAAGCAGCCCAACTTGGCGTTTCCGATCGTGCTGCACCGATGATCGCCCGACTGAAAGAGCAGGAGGAAGCATGGAAGTCAGGAGCGATCAGCGCGGGGCAATACCGCAACGCGATGCGTTATCTACCAATGCAAATGACCGACATCGTAACTTCATTGGCGTCCGGCATGCCGGTTTATATGGTAGCCATTCAGCAGGGCGGCCAGCTGCGCGATTCGTTTGGCGGTGTAGGTAATGCTCTGAAAGCGATGCTGTCGATGGTTACTCCTGCCCGAGTGGCCATTGGTGGCCTGGCTGGCGCTGTACTGATTGCGGCCAAAGCGGGAGCGGACTATTTCACCGCCTACGACGAAATCAACAAGGCTATTATCAGAACTGGCAACATTGCCGGCACGTCAGCGCTCCAGATCATAGCTTCCTCTCAGTCTATTGCTGCCTCTACTGGCGCTACTGTAGGAACCGTTCAGAGTTTGATGACTGAGCTGGTTAGCATGGGATTGCTGACACAGCAGCAACTTGAAAAAGCGGCGGGCTCCACGGCGCTGGCGGTTCAGACCGGTATAGTCTCGGCGCAGGACATCGCCAAAGCCTATAAGGACATCGAAAAAGACCCTGTTAAAGCGCTGCAGAGTCTCAACGAACAATATAATTTCCTGACAGTTTCACAACTTAAGCATGTTGACGATCTGGTTAAGCAAAAGGACCAGACCGGGGCCGTTACGCAGGCTATGGACCTGTTTGGCGATACGATGGCAAAACGTGGAGAACAGGCTTACGACTCGCTGACGCCGTTTGGCCGCCTGTGGCTGGATATCAAGGGCTGGGCGTCTGAGGCCATGCAGAGTATCGGTCAGTGGGTAGCTGAGCTGGCATCAAACACTCTGAAGGAATTCAACGCAATTTATTACAGCGTTGCGATCGTTTTCCAGAAGCTGAACCAGATCATTTCTTCCTCTATCGCTGCAGCGATTAACCTCGTTCCCGACTGGGCGAAAACAGATACTCTGCAGGGATGGCAGGAATATAACGAACAAATGGCCGGCGCTTATGGCGGCAGCGTCTCTCAGCTGAAAAAAGACTGGGATGCGGCTGATATCAATGCAGGTAAGTACCTCGATACGACCAGAAAGATAAGTACTGCAACCACCCAGAAGGATCGGGAAGAGGTTGCTGCTTTTGGCAAAAAAACGAAAACCGGAAAGCAGGGCACTTTATCGGCTGGCGATCGCAGTACGGATGCTGCCCAAGCCGAGCTACTGGCGCTTCAGGCACAGCTACACGCGCTGCAGCAGCATAAAGGGCTGAACGACACTATCAGCCAACAGCGCAAAGACCTTTGGACTACGGAAGCGAAATTTCAGGTGCTGGAAGAGGCCTCCCGATCTCGCTCTCTGACAAAGCAGGAGCAATCTCTGCTCGCGAGTAAAGACCAGGTGCTACAGTTAGCGCGGCAGAAAGCCCTGTTGGGTGATCAGATTTCGGCGCAGGAACTGCTGAACAAGCGCATGGATACCTCGCAGAAATACATCACGCAGATGGCTGAGAAACAGGCCGCATTACTGGGTGGTGCGGGGATGAGTGACCGCCAGGCGCAGCGAGAGCTGGCAAAAAGTCAGCTCGCCGCCGGCTGGAAAAATACTGGTGGTTCGCTGGATGAAGAGGGATATCAGAAACAGCTTAAGGCAGCTAACGATTACTATGATGCTGAGGATCAGCTACGCGGTGACTGGCTGACCGGCGCGAAAAAGGGATGGGCTGATTTCGAAGACAGCGCGACCAATGTGTACTCCCAGGTGCAGACGGTTACCAGCAACGCGTTCACCGGCATGGCCAGCACCCTAACTGATTTCTTCACAACAGGTAAATCTAACTTCTCAGATTTCCTTTCCACTTTCCTCAAGGGCATCGCCCAGATGCTGACCCAACTGGCTCTGGTTAATGGAATGAAGTCAGCGTTTGGTGGAACCGGTATCGGCGCGTTCTTTGGTTTCTCAGGTGGTGGTTTGGTCCCCGGTTTTGATGGAGGCGGCTACACGGGAGATGGCGGTAAATACCAACCGAAAGGTGTTGTACACGGCGGTGAGTTTGTGTTTACGAAGGAAGCGACAAGTGCATTAGGTGTCGGCAATCTCTATGCGCTTATGCGTGGAGCTCAGGGGTATGCAAACGGCGGCTACGTCGGAAATGCACCGATGTACGGAATACAGGCTGCTGGTTCAGGGAATGTGACGGTGCATACGTCCGTGGTAATTCACAATCAGAATTCCCAGCAGCAGACGTATGGCAATAACGATGCAATTTCTCGGGCTTATAAACAGACCATCGATCAGTCTGTTCGTACTGGGATCGCCAAACAGCTCCTGCCAGGAGGTCTCATCTGGAATGCGACAAAGTCTCGATAGCCCACTAAGTGGGCTATATTTCAAATTTGGTCTGCTTCGCGTGAAATCGCGAAAAGCACATTGATAGCCAGTAAATAAGCATTGTCAACAACGCCATAAGTCCCACTTGTTATGACATTTGTATGTCTGGCAAGTGCATTCTCAATAAAGCCAAGTATGTCTTTTTTGCAATAATCACTTTTTGGGTCGAGCATCTCTAAGCCGATAATGTGATGTCGATATTTTTCAAAAATGGTACCAATAAAATTTTCCTGCTCTGACCATGAGTAGAACTCATCGATTGTTAGAGGTCGATTTAGTTGCTCAAGTCGTGTTAGCTCTCTTGATAACCATTGGCAACCGTCACGTAATTTTTCTGCGCTAATTGTCATAGAAGCCTCATTAACTCATCAGTATTATTTAATAACGTCATCAATAGTTTTATCAATCACATGTCTTAGTTTGTCACCGAATGGATCATTTGGTGAGTGCTTTCCATATTTAGCTTCCTCAAGCATTTGGATTATAGCTGAATCCATATAATGTCCGTTGTTTAGGCTCGTTCAGCTATAGCATTACGCATGGCAGAAGGCAATCTCACATTCAAGCTAACCCAAACTAAGCCCGCTTCGGCGGGTTTTTTTATACCCGGAGGAAAGTTGGCGATCGAAACATTTACCTGGCGAACCCAGATTCAGGCGGGAATGGAAGGGGAGCTCACTTACGCAACACGCTCTGCATCCTTCGGAGACGGATTTGAACAGATCGCCGGTGAAGGCATCAACCCTGAAAAACAGTCATGGCCGATGACCTTAACGGGAAAAAAGGCAGAGATGCTCGATGTGCTGAGTTTTTGCCGCAAGCACATCACAAAATCCTTTATCTGGACGTCTCCTGTTGGCGAAACCGGTTTATACCGGATTGAAGCTGATTCCATTAAAGCCCAGCCGCTATCCAGCAAAGTGATGACCATAAAAGCAACCTTCAAACAGGCATACGCACCATGATTACTGAAGATTATCAACGCCTCGAACCGGGTGAAAAAATACGTCTTCTTGAGGTAGACGGTTCTGCGTTTGGTCTGGACGATGTTCTGCGCTTTCACGCTTATAACCTCCCGCATACTGAAGAAGAGATTGCGGCTGCTGGTGGCGACGAATCAAAGTTAAAGGCGAAGAGTATCTGGTGGCAGGGCGAAGAGTTTGGTGCCTGGCCATATAAGCTAGAGGGACTGGAAGCTTCAACCGATGGCAGTAGCGCACAGCCGACTCTCACCGTTGCCAACATTGACAGCTCTATCACTGCACTCTGTCTGGCCTATGACGATATGCTGCAGGCCAAAGTTACGATTCATGACACTTTTGCGCATTACCTGGATGCGCGCAATTTCCCGCATGGAAATCCCACAGCAGATCCCTTGCAGGTGAGGAAGCGGGTTTTCTATATCGACGGTAAAAATAGCGAGCTTCCCGGTGAAAGTATCGAGTTTGTTCTTACCAGCCCGATGGATCTACAGGGATTGATGATCCCGACCAGACAGCTGCATTCCCTTTGCACATGGTGCATCCGGAATAGATACCGCATCGGCGATGGGTGCGATTATGCCGGCACGCTTTACTTCGACAGAAACAACAATCCGGTAAGTGATCCCTCATTGGATGAATGCAACGGCACGCTCACCGCCTGCAAGCTTCGGTTTGGTGAACACAATGAACTTCCTTTCGGTGGTTTTCCGGGAACATCTTTGATCAGGAGTTAACATGCGTCAGAAAACAATTCAGGACATCCTGGCGCATGCTGCGAAAGACTATCCCCACGAATGCTGCGGCGTGATAGCGCAGAAAAGCCGGGTGGAACGCTATTTCCCATGCCGTAATCTGGCTGCCGAACCAACGGAACAGTTTCACCTTGCGCCAGAGGATTACGCTGCTGCTGAAGACTGGGGGACGATAACGGGAATCGTACATAGTCACCCTGATGCGACGACCCAACCAAGTGAACTGGACAAGGCTCAATGCGATGCAACGTTGCTGACCTGGCATATCGTCAGTTGGCCGGAAGGCGACTTTCGTACCATTACTCCCCGCGAAGAATTGCCGCTGCTCGGGCGCCCGTTTGTGCTCGGACACTACGACTGTTGGGGGCTGGTGATGAGCTATTACCGGCAAACGCACGGAATAGAGCTTCACGATTACCGGGTCGATTATCCCTGGTGGGAAAACGACTATCCGGACAACTTCTATCAGGATTGCTGGTACGAGTGCGGATTCCGTGAATTCGCCGGGCCGCCGAAACCTGGGGATATGGTGATCATGCAGGTCCAGGCTGATAAGTGGAATCATGCGGGGATTCTGCTGGAAGGCAACATGCTACTGCATCACCTTTATGGGCATCTGAGCCAGCGCGTACCGTATGGCGGCTACTGGATGGAAAGAACCATGAAAATTGTCAGGCATAAAGCATTTTCAGAATGCGGTTAAAATATAACCACCTCTTTCAGAGGGGGCGAAATACTACAGCAATCTTTGTTGTTGTGCATTCCAACCAAGCCATGCATTTTGTGCAAAAAGTGCTATTTATGCCCTTCATTAAAGTTCGAACCGGATCATAGGCACCGCCTATCTCCCGAGATCATGACATTAGTTTACTATTACCTGAGGGGTAACTTCTGCGAAAGAGTGGTTAACTTGCAAAGTGGCCATTGTGATCGTCGTCGAACGTGGGCCTATCTTGACGAAATGAAGATTGCTTAAAAGTTATAGCTGGCTATAGAATTACTGTAGAGTTCTGCTTTCATCAATGATTTAGAGGTTCAATATGTTTAGCGAAGAAAAAGTGGCTCAGATGGCTGCTTACCTGCTACTTAAACGTGGCGGGCGCATGGCATATCTGAAGCTTATGAAATTATTATACTTGGCCAATCGTGAGTCTATGATCCGCCATGGACGCATGATGGGTGAGGATCGCCTCTATTCAATGCCTCATGGCCCTGTGATGTCTACTACCTTGGATTTAATCCGTGGCAGAGCTGAAACTGGCGGTGAATATTGGTATCGGCTGATACAAACAGCGGGACATGATGTCTGTCTGAGTACTGATCCGCGAGAAATGGATGCCGATGAAGTTTTCGATGAATTGAGCCGGGCAGATGTCCGCATTCTCGATGAAATTTATGCCCAGTATGGTCACATGAACAGGTATGAATTGCGCGACATGACTCACCTGCGTGAGGTTTGTCCGGAATGGCATGACCCTCGAGGATCTAGAACCCCCATTGATGTGCGTGAAATTTTTTTGAATGAGGGTAAAACTCCTGAAGAAGCAGAAAATATTTTCAGGAGCATGTGCGAATCACAAGAGCTTAAGGAGTTTTCTTCTCAATTGTCATGAGCACATTTCAACCATATAAAAAAGGAACGGTTCTAGCTCCAAGCGGGCCATGCAATCATCTTCATGTGATTTGCAATGATCCTGTTTATTACCCAGGAAACGACTGTTACTGCATTTTGGTTGTTAATGTGTCCAGCATTAAGCCGGGCGTTCCTCATGATGATGCGTGCGTGCTTAACCCTGGCGACCATCGATTTATCCAGCATCCCAGTTATATAGTCTATGCCGAGGCGGTTATCTGGCGCGTCGATAACGTTCAAAGAAAACATGCTGCCGGTGAAATAACGGCGCATGATGATATGCCAGAAGCTGCATTCGAAAGAGTGCTCTCAGGATTCGATATTTCAGAACAAGCAAAACCAAAGCACATCAGGTTTAAAGATAAATATTGTACGAATCCGCCTCTAATAGATCAGCCTGAACCGACAGATGGTTTGACAGGCACATAGCTTAAACCCGCCAGATGGCGGGTTTTTTGCTTTTTGCTACCATACACACCCGCTTCGGCGGGTTTTTTTATGGAGAAAATATGGCCGCTTTACTCAATATGGAGCCTGTTCGAACCGTTAGGCTGTACGGTGTACTGGGAGCCACCTTCGGGCGCGAATATCGTTTATCAGTCGCATCACCGAAAGAGGCCATCCGTGCCCTAAGCGTTATCGTGCCGGGCTTTGAGCGTTTCCTGAATACCAGTAAACAACGAGGTTTAACTTATGCGGTATTCAGCGGGAAACGAAACCTCTTAAACGATGAGCTCAGTATGGACAGGAGCACAGAGGAAATCCGCATCGCGCCGGTGATCATCGGCAGTAAGCGAGCTGGGGTGTTTCAGACAATCCTCGGGGTTGCCCTTGTCGCTGTTGCTGCGTTCGTTACGGGTGGCGCCGCGATCGGGATTGGTGGTACCGCTTTCGCTGGTGGATGGGGCGCTGTGGCGGGGATTGGGGCATCAATGGCAATCGGCGGCGTAGTCCAGATGCTTTCTCCACAGACAACCGGGCTCGCCAGTAAGCAATCTGCGGATAACCAAGCCAGCTACGCCTTTGGTGGAGTAACAAACACGACAGCCCAGGGGAATCCGGTACCACTTCTTTATGGATGCCGGCGAATCGGCGGCGCGATTATTTCTGCCGGGATTTATGTCGAAGACCAGCAATAAATAAAAACCTTCTTCAGGCCACCTTCGGGTGGCTTTTTTTATGGGCGCAATATGGCAACTGCAATCGCTATAAAAGGCCGCAAGGGCGGCAGCTCCAGTTCCCGAACCCCTACCGAACAGCCTGATGATCTGCAATCTGTTGCAAAGGCAAAAATCCTTCTCGCGCTGGGAGAGGGTGAGTTTGCTGGTGGCCTCACTGCGCGCGATATTTATCTCGATGGCACCGCACTTGAGAACGCAGATGGTTCACAGAACTTCAGCGGTGTGGCGTGGGAGTTTCGTTCTGGAACTCAGGCGCAAAAATACATTCAAGGGATCCCGGGTACCGAAAACGAAATTAACGTGGGTACCGAAGTTTCCAGCACCACCGCATGGACGCGTACTTTTACCAATACGCAGCTTTCAGCTGTTCGCCTGCGTCTAAAATGGCCTTCTCTCTTCAAACAGGAGGACGATGGCGATCTGGTTGGCTATTCGGTCAACTATGCAATTGACCTGCAGACAGATGGTGGCACATGGCAGACGGTACTCAATACCAGCGTGACCGGCAAAACGACTTCTGGTTACGAGCGCAACCACCGTATCGATTTACCTCAGGCTGGTAGCACCTGGACCATCAGGCTGCGTAAGATTACAGCTGACGCAAATAGCGCGAAGATCGGCGATAAGTTGACTCTGCAAAGCTTCACGGAAGTAATCGACGCCAAACTGCGCTATCCGAACACTGCGCTACTGTACATCGAATTTGATTCGAGCCAGTTCAATGGCTCAATACCGCAAATTTCCTGCGAGCCTCGCGGGCGTGTTATTCGTGTGCCCGATAACTATGACCCCGAAACAAGAACGTACAGCGGCACCTGGAAGGGCGCATTTAAGTGGGCATGGACGGATAACCCTGCGTGGATATTTTACGATCTGGTGGTCACTGACCGCTTCGGCCTTGGTAATCGGCTAACGGCAGCCAATATCGACAAATGGACGCTTTATCAGGTCGCTCAGTATTGTGATCAGCGGGTACCTGATGGTAAGGGTGGTAGCGGAACAGAACCGCGTTACACATGTAACGTTTACATTCAGGATCGGAATGACGCTTACACTGTCCTGCGTGACTTCGCAGCCATTTTTCGAGGCATGACCTACTGGGGTGACGACCAGATTGTTGCCCTTGCAGACATGCCCAGAGATGTAGATTTTACCTACACGCATGCTAACGTCGTCGACGGCAAATTCGTGTATTCCAGCAGCACAACAAAAAGTCGCTACACAAACGCTCTTGTATCTTGGTCTGATCCAGCAAATGGCTATGCTGATGCAATGGAACCCGTATTCGAGCAGGCGCTGGTGGCGCGCTATGGTTTCAACCAGCTTGAGATCACCGCCATCGGTTGCACCCGGCAGTCAGAGGCTAACAGAAAAGGGCGCTGGGGGATCCTGACCAACAATAAAGATAGGATTGTAACGTTTGACGTAGGTCTGGACGGCAATATCCCTCAGCCAGGCTACATAATTGCTGTTTCCGACCGAAATCTGTCAGGGAGAGATTTGGGCGGTAGATTATCCGCGGTTAATGGTCGTGTACTCAAACTTGACCGGGTGCCAAGTGCAAAGGCAAGTGACAGGATAATGGTAAACCTGCCGTCGGGTATCACTCAATCCCGAACGATTCAGTCCCTGTCAGGTGAAATGGTCACCGTAACCACCGCTTTTAGCGAGCTTCCACAGGCCGAGGCTGTATGGGTTATTGAAAGTGATGAACTCTATGCGCAGCAGTACAGGGTGGTTAGTGTCACCGATAACAATGACGGGACATATACCATCACGGGGGCAAATCACGATCCGGATAAATATGCCCGTATCGATACAGGTGCCGTTATAGATCAGCGGCCGGTGAGTATCATTCCTCCTGGTAACCAGTCGCCACCAGGCAACATCGCGATCAATTCGTTTTCCGTGGTGCAGCAGAATATCAGCGTCGAAACCATGCGCGTGAGCTGGGACCAGGCTCAAAATGCTATCGCCTATGAGGCGCAATGGCGCCGCAACGACGGGAACTGGGTTAACGTGCCGCGCAGCTCCACCACATCATTCGACGTCCCGGGGATTTATGCCGGGCGCTACCTGGTGCGCGTGCGTGCAATCAATGCCGCTGAAATTTCCTCAGGATGGGGATATTCAGAAGAGAAGACGTTGACCGGCAAAGTTGGCAATCCACCTAAGCCAGTAGGATTCACAGCCACGGGCATTAACTGGGGGATTCGTCTTAACTGGGGTTTCCCGGCAAACACCGGCGATACGCTAAAAACGGAAATTCAGTACACAGCAAACAGTGACTTTTCAGATCCATTTTTGCTCTCAGACGTGCCTTATCCATCTGCGGAATACACCCAGCTTGGACTCAGGGCGGGGCAGGAATTCTGGTATCGCGCGCAGCTGGTGGACAAAACAGGAAATGAATCAGGTTATACCGACTGGATTCGCGGCTTGTCTAACGATAATGCTGATGACTATCTGGGTGATATAGCAGATGACTTCCTGAGCTCTGCTGATGGCGATCGGCTTACAAGCGACATCGATACAGATTTGGAGGCTGCACTTCAAAATGCACTGGCGAACAACGCAACGGTTGATCATCAGTGGGCGCAGTATGGTGAGGTTCGCGCTCAAATCCTCGTTGTCAGAACGACAATAGCCGAGGTTGATAAAGCTATGGCTGAACTCTCCACGAGAGTACAGGCGCAAATTGAGGACGTCACGGCAACGCTTGAAGATAAGCTTACTGCAGTTGTTGATGCGGACGGCGCCACGGCGATTTATACCCTGAAGGCAGGGGTTCGCATCAACGATGTGATGTATAAC